ACGGGAACCTCTACAGTAACCTCGGGAACTACGGGAACTACGGGAACCTCTACAGTAACCTCGGGAACTACGGGAACTACGGGAACCTCTACAGTAACCTCGGGAACTACGGGAACCTCTACAGTAACCTCGGGAACTACGGGAACTACGGGAACTACGGGAACTACGGGAACCTCCGGAATATCCACAGAAACTTTAGAAACCTCAATGATAACGTCTTGTACCTTTGCATCAGGAGCACTAGAAGTAGAAGGTGTGACGCGAGCATTGGGTCTAAAGGATGCTCTGGGAAGAATTAGAGGCATTTATGTATACTTCCTAAATTATCGTGAACCCATACACGATGACACGGGCGCAGCGGATGCTAGTATTACTTTAGGTGCCAATGTTAGTTGAACAGCTGGAGCTGGTTGTGCCGGACGAGAAACAGGTGTAAAAATAATATTTCGAGGCATTTGTATTATGCTACAATGAAAATGGAACAATCTAAAGACATTCAATATAATAACAAGAATGGGTGATACAATTATCGGAGTTCAATTTGGAATCGCCAACCCTGAAGAGATTCTGTCTCGCAGTGTTGTTGAAGTAATCACTGACAAGACTTATCAAGCACAACTTCCTGTTCCGGGCGGAGTATTTGATTCTCGATTTGGAGTTATTGAGAATGGTAAGGTATGTCCCACATGTAAGCAAACAAATCTTCTATGCCCGGGACACTTTGGCCATATTACTCTTGCACGACCGGTATATCTATACCAGTTTCTAGATACTGTTCAAAAGATTCTACAGACTGTATGTTTGAATTGCAGCAACCCATATGTTCCAGACGAAGAACTTGAAAAGATTGAGGCAAAGTTTACTGGAATGGACCGTTTTAATGCTGTTCGTGAGCGCACAGCTGCATATAAGACAAAGGAACTCAAATCAACTTCATCATGCATTCACTGTGAGTCACCAGTTATTAAGAAAATTGAGAAAGTAGAAAATACTGTAGCAACTCTTGAAGCAGTCACGTATGATGAAGAAGCAGACAAGATACCTCTACAGCCCGAATTAGTACTTCGTTGCTTTCAGCGTATGTCTAATCGTCATATCACTCTACTCGGGTTCAATCCTAAATTTAGTAGACCCGACTGGATGATTTGCACTGTACTAGCAGTTCCACCGCTTACGGTTAGGCCTTCTGTAGTTATGGATGATAACCAGCGAATGGAAGATGACTTAACACATAAGCTTATTGATATTGTTCGTAATAATCAGCGTCTTCGCGATAAGATTGATAAGGGTGATTCGGCGGATGTTATTGATAAGTACACTGATATCGTGCAGTTTGATGTAGCTACCTATGTTGACAATGATATCAAGGGACTTCCTCCAGCTGCTCAGCGTTCCGGTCGTCCACTTAAGACACTAAAATCTCGTCTTGGCGCAAAGACTGGGCGTGTTCGTGGTAATTTGATGGGTAAGCGTGTTGACTTCTCTGCTCGTTCAGTGATTACACCTGATGCAAATATTGATGTGGATGAACTAGGAGTGCCTGAGGAAATTGCAATGAATCTTACGTTTCCAGAAGTAGTTACCGGTTACAACCGTGACCGGCTAATGACATATATTCGTAATGGAACTGCAAAGTATCCTGGCGCAAAATCAGTATTTCTTCGAGACGACCAGCGTCCTATCTCACTCAAATATGTAAACCCAGAACTTATTGACCTAAAGGATGGTGATATTGTACACCGTCACCTTGTAGACGGCGATGTAGTACTATTTAACCGCCAGCCTTCTCTTCACAAGGGGTCTATGGAATGTCACCGCGTTCGCGTACTACCATACTCAACGTTTCGTCTTAATGTTTCCGCCACAAAGCCATACAATGCTGATTTTGACGGAGACGAAATGAATATGCATGTGCCGCAAAGTATCGCTGCAGCATCAGAAATCAAGTATCTTGCAAGTGTTCTACGTCAGATTGTATCACCTCGTACAAACGCAGCAATTATCTCAGTATTTCAGGATACGCAAACTGGAATTTATCGTCTTTCTCAACCAGAAGTTCTCATTCCCGAACACATTGCGATGAATATTCTGGCACGTATGAAGAAACCGCTTTCAACATACATTCGCCAAAATAAGAACCTATCGGGTCAAGATGTAATCTCGAGTGCTCTTCCTGCGATTGACTTTGCAGGTAAGGTTACTGTAAAAAATGGTAAACTTGTAAAGGGTATCCTTAATAAGGGGGCATTTGCTTCTACCACAGAGGGTCTTGTTCACATGATTTATTCAGATTTTGGACCTGAGCGTGCAGGTCAGTTTATCAATGATATTCAGAATATTGTAACAAAATATAATCTATTCACAGGTTTCTCGGTTGGACCATCTGACCTTGCAACAAATAAGGAAACTGACGAGGTAATCAAGCGTACTCTTGCCGAAGGTCGCCAGAAGGTGTCTGATATTTTATCGGATATTCACTCAGGTAAATTTCTGAATGGGAGCGGACGTCCTGATGGAGAGGAACTTGAAAATCAAATTTTAAATGCATTGAAAGCGGTTGCTTCTACAATCGGCGATGAGTCAATGAAGAGTCTTCCTAAGACGAATCGGATGGTTCAAATGGTTGATTCCGGAGCTAAGGGCTCTGCACTCAATATTACACAAATGTTGGGTCTTCTTGCCCAACAACAAGTAGCAGGCAAGCGTATTCAGTATACGCTTCAGGACCGCACACTTCCTCATTTTACAAAGTTTGATGACGGTATGGAATCACGCGGATTTGTAGAGAACAGCTTTATTACTGGTCTACGCCCTGCCGAGTTCTTCTTTCACGCAATGGGTGGACGTGAAGGTCTTATTGATACAGCAGTAAAGACATCGGATTCAGGATATATTCAGCGCCGTCTTGTGAAAACAATGGAAGACCTGCATGTTGCGTATGACGGTACTGTTCGTAATGTGAATGGTTCCATATTCCAACATCACTATGGCGGAGATGGTGTAGATAGTGTTTATACTGAAAATCAGCCAATCGAGCTACCTGTAATGTCAATGGAACAACTATATCATGACTTTGGTGCTTCAAAGGCTGATTTTGAAGCCGTGGTAAATGGTGCGATTGGTGAAAGTCCGCCTGACTTAACTGAGCAGCTACTTCGTGACCGAGATTCACTTGTTAAGAATGTATTTCGGTTTAAGAAAGGTTCATCGGTAATGTCACCTGTTCCCCTTAAGCGCCTTTGTGAGAAGTTTAATAATCCATATGCAACTAAAACTGATTTAACACCTGAATATGTTGTCGCCGAACTAGAAAAGTTCTCTTCACAAGCATGGATTCAACACAATAAGCTATTTCATATTCTGTTGCGATACTACTTGGCTCCCAAAAAGTCAATTATTAAAATGCGTCTCAGTCAGGCAATGTTTGATGAACTCCTCACGGAGATTCGCTTTCGCTATATCAAGAGTCGTGTACATCCTGGTGAGATGGTGGGAACGCTTGCAGCCCAGTCGATTGGAGAGCCTACTACTCAGCTTACACTCAACACGTTTCACTCTGCTGGCACAGCTAAGGCAAATGCTACTGCCGGAGTTCCTCGTATTGTAGAACTTCTCGGTGCATCACACAATCCAAAGAATCCTGGTAACATTATCTATCTCGACCCAAGCATTGCTGGTTCACAAGTAGCAGTCATTTCAAAGATGAAAGATATTCAGAAAACTACACTCCGTGATATCACTAAGTCTGTTAGAATTTATCATGACCCAAACCCTCTTTCAACAAATACAGCAGTTCAAGAAGACCGTGAAATTTTACAAACATACGAGAAGTTCTCGGTAACGCAAGGAAATACGTGTGTATCTCCTTGGATTATGAGACTTGAGCTAGATACGATGGAAATGGCTGCTCGCCAAATCATTGATATGACACTCATTCAAACAAAAGTTGAAAATAATAAGGTTCTTCGCGTATTTAGTTGTGTTCATACGGATACGAATTCTCCAGATAAGATGGTTCTTCGAATCGTATTTGGGTCAGATATGGTGAAGAATGCTCTATCTCTTCGTTTTATCGAAGACAAGCTTCTCGATACTGTGCTACGAGGCGTAGAAGGAATCGGACGCGTATTTGTTCGTGAAGTGAATGATGAACTCATATATGATGAAAAGGTCGGAGGATATACTCCTCAGAAGCAATATGTACTTGATGCTGAAGGAACAAATCTTCTCGACCTTGCTACGGTTCCAAATGTTGACCCTCTGCGTAACTGGTCAAATGATATTCATGAAATTCTAGACGTCTTTGGAATTGAGGCAGTCCGTGTGGCTCTCTACGAAGAGTTCATGGAAGTATTTAAGTCTGGCGGCGAATCAGTGAATTATCATCATATGATTACACTTGTAGATACAATGACCTACTTAGGACGTATTATGGAGGCTAACCGATTCGGAATGAATAAGGGTGAGAATGGCGTTCTGGCCAAGTCTTCATTTGAGGAGACGTCTAAGATTCTATTTAATGCCGCACTTTCTGCTGACTTTGATAACATGAAGGGTGTGTCTGCAAATATTATGTTCGGACAGAAACCTCCTTGTGGTACTGGATTTGTAGATATTCTAGTTGACGAGTCAAAGCTCCCCGAAGGAACTGAAGAAGACCTATCAGTGTTTGAAGCGGATCTTGCAGCTGCAAATGCGCGAGTAGATGCAGAGGATAGAAAGGATGCAGAGCAGGGAGGTGTTCGCATGGAAGATATTGCAATGGAGTGGTAGAAAATGAAATTACTTGATACAAATATTAGGTTGTAATATGTATGTGGCAGATAAATACAAAATATACACCTCTGAGGAGGTGTCAGCATTCGTTAAAAAGTTTGATACAAGTAATCCAAAATGGAGTGATCTTTTAACAATTGATTATTTCTACAATAATCACATGGCAGACTACGACGGCGGACTATCATTTATTGACCGTATATATGATAAGCTTGGTCATTTCCATCCTGAATGGAATGTTGCTGATCTAAAAAACTGTATTAAGTTATCAAAAAATCCGGAAGATGTATATGGTGATATTATCCAGTTTATGTTTCTAGAACTAAGTGATATTCTCTACTATGGCGTCTAAATACAGTAGACATAACTAAATAAAATGGACCCAATCGTTCAAACTGTTATTGCAAAATTTCAGCAACGGTCTGAATTAGGTCAGAAAAAATACAATACAACATTGGAGGCGAATAATGCACCATTTTTAGATTGGGTGAATCATATGCAGGAGGAACTCATGGATGCTATTCTATATCTTGAAAAGATGAAGGTAACCTACCAACTCCAGGAACCTCCAAATCCACTCTGATACACTGCCAATGATTTAGGGTATTTTTTCTTTAGGCAGCCATGCAATAGTTTATCATCTCCAGTAATACATTGATTTGGTTGAGCAGGTCGGTATTCGGAGTCATTCACCATAAAAGGATATATCTTCTCCGTGTCAATGATATGTACATTGTCACGTGGCTTGATTCCTTTACGAAAAAAATATGGTCCAGTTTCAGTATTTATACGAACATTATAGAAATCAATATCATCCAAAGTTACTGGATGAAGAAGACGTTTTAGAACAATACATCCGGGAACACATGCAAAAAATCCATTAGAAATATAGTGTCCTGAACCTCCCTTACATTTGAGTCCGCACGGGTCTTCGTTTGCAGTAACTAGCTCAAAATGTTTATGTTTTTCAATATACTTAAAAAATTCATCGCTCACTTCAAAAAGCGAGTCCATATAAATACCGCCAAATCTATGCAGTAGTTCGTATCGTGCTAAATCCGCAACTTGCGCATATCTAGATTGTCCTAACTCTTCACCAACTTCCATAGATTGTTGAATATAGGTATAAGTAATAGGTAGCATTTCTATCTTCAGGTCATCATTCGTCCATAACTTATAAATAAACCCATTTTTTTCAGCACAGTCTCTTGCGCCCTTCATTAGGTTATATCGAACTGATGTTTTATCAAGAGCATGACCAAACCATATCTGATGAAATACTTTTGGAATTTCACGTTTTACAGAAACATAAACTGGTTCATTAAAAAAATGTGAACGTTCACGTGGCTTTAGAGTATTTCCTTTTTTGTTATAAATTTTTTTGCAAATATCTTGTGTTTTTGAATAGAATACCAAAAGATTACGCTTTAGTTCAATTTGTAAGTCGGTTAATTTAGAATCAACACCGAATGTTTTTATTTCTGGAAAATGTTTCTTTACCAACCGATGAATTGTCCGATGATGCTCATGCCCGTATTCTCCAATATCATTATGCGTTAGAACTAGTTTCCAAGGATGTTTTGCTAATTGTGTTAAACCATGTTCAAAGGGACTTCCATAAAATTGTTTATCTGACTCGGACGGGTCATCCGTATATTCTTCTTTAACATCATACATCACGTAACGAGTTACATTGCAAAATGACATAGTGCGATAAAATTCAAGTGAGCGTATAGGGTCGCTTAGATGTGAGGCACACACTACAAACCACCCAGGTTCCATTATTAGGTTAATACCTCCCCATAAGACGTCATCATCTGGATGAGCGACTATAAGGAGTTTGTCAACATCCATTATTTAATTCATTGATTTTAGTTACCATGTTTAATTGCTGTAAGCAAGACCACCCATGCCAGACATTACGCGTAGAATGTTGTAATTAATAGCGTAGACACGGATATCAGCATTATATACATCAGTATTAGATACCTGCTTCTTACCATCAACGCTGAATACTAGTGTTGCGGTATCAATTCGGGAGAAGTTGCAGGTGCCAGAAGGTTGGTGCTCTTCGGGTTTGATTGCGAATGAATACATGTAGACACCTCCTGCCATCTTTCGCGTGTCAGTTGTGGGAGCGGGAGTAGCAACGCCATATCCATTGTCACCATCGGCAAACCCGATACCACTGTGGTGCTGGAAAGGCTGTACTGCGGCATAGTATGCTCCGGGTAGAGATGGCACACGGTCTTGCCCGTTGAGCTGAAG